TGAGTACCTTGTAGATTCCAACACAAGAGAACGCATAGTATTTAATGAGAGTGAATTTGCAGATATAGCTAATGCAACTGCACTAGAGATAGTGTCTGCCATAAACAGACAGTCATCTAACTCGTATGCTATAGCCTTTGAAAATAGCATAACAAAAAATATAAGCATACGTTTATTTACTAACACTGTAGGCGCTAAAGGCTCTATATCAATAACCGGCGGAAGGGCAAACATTGGACTGCAATTTGACGGTTTCAATAAAGAAGCAGGTTTTGGAGCAGGCACTCAGTGGCAAGTAGAAAAAATAGGTGATACGGTCATTATGGAATTTACTGGCGTAGGCGGATCGCCAAAGCTAGAAACAGTCGCAGCAGGCGATGTAGTTATAATCGACAGAGTCGGCAACACCGGATCTTTCATTATCGAGTCCGTGGACGTTGTGAGTAACAAGATAACATTCAAAAATCTTTTTGCTGTGCCGGAGATATTCTCAGTTTCTAGTGAAAATGACGTTAAATTCATGTCGCTAGTTAAAAATACCGTATATTTAAGAGACAGGCGTGCGGTTGTCTGGCAGGTATCTCCTGGTGAAATAGTGGTAGAGATACCACCCACTCCGCCTGTAGTTAGACGAAATAGAAAAGGCGCTGCGCATATAAACGGCGCAACGTCTGCAGCTATATCTTTCAATAGAAATCTAAGCAACATGACTATAGCAACGCCAGACTCGTTTCCTGAAGATGAGTCACAGTTCTACTTTATCCCAGAAAACGAAATTAAAACGTATTTTCCAAATGACAGCGATATAACTACTTTTAATTTTAAGAGCAGGCTTGTTAGCGATATGCCGATATACACCTACTCATCTAGAGTTGGAAACCTTCTGCAGGGCATATCTCCATCCTTGCCAGTTGAAGCATCACTAAATCAATTTCAGCTAGTATCTGCGAACAGAGATGCGAGCAATATCATAACTATAACCACTTCTATGCCTCATAACTATAAAGTAAATAGCTATATAATAGTAGATGGTGCTATTTTAGGCACCGGAACCGGGCCTAGTGTAAATGGCACCTGGAAAATAACTGAGATTTTAAGCTCAACACAGTTTAAGGTATACTCATTTGGCGGATCGGCTGGAACTAGAAATTCCACCGGTGGAACAGTGCGCACAGAGGTGCCTGCAAGCTCTGCTATTGGCGGACTAGTAATACTCAGATCAGCCATATCTGATCCTAGAAGACCTGGACCCTATCTCTGGAGCAGTAGTTCTGATTTTGTGCTATCGTCGCTAACGACTAACCTTATTACTCCAATAAAAGCTGGAACCACTAAGAAAAATATAGAGGTCGAAGTTAACGATATACCTAATGCAGAAGGTCAACTTATATTTGACTTTGGTACAGAAAGACAAGAGGGGCCCGTTAGATACTTTCTTAAGCCAAACGAATCACTCATAACTATAGATCCATCTTATGTTTTTAAGAAAGATCATGACTACGGCTCTTCAGTTGCCATGATACGTCGGCGTGGTGCTATTAAATTTCAAGGGTTTGGGTCTGAAATAGCGCCGTACATAACAGATCCTGCTGCTGCTAGACAAGTTTTAAAAGAGCTAATGGAGCGCGTTAAGTCAGTCGGTATTTTTTTAAACTTCCTAGTTAGGTATCCTGTGCAATATTATTCCACTGTTGATGTTTATTCTAGCAAAGTAGATCCTGAATAAGGTTTATTCTGGTATAATTTAAGTAATTTAAAGCAGTTAATAAGGAACTTTCATGGCTGTATTAGGGAGACTACTTGTTAGTTCGGCAGAGCGACTAGACTTGCCAGATTTTTTAAGCATAGACTCGTATACACAAGGCGACTTCAAGTATCTAATGAAGTCATTTGTGGGATCAGATCGTCCCTATGTACTTAAAGGCTTTGAAGTAGTAGATCCTGCAAACTCTATTGGTACTCAGAATATAACAATAAATATAGCAGATTCAGTAGTCTACTATCCAGAGTCAAAAGCCGGACCTTTCTTTTATGGACTAGAAGAGGGCAATCCTAAAGCTGCTCCTCTAATACCAGAGTTAAGAAAAAATTCAACTAACTATGTTTATCTTGTGCTTACTACCTTTGAGGCGGCAAAAGATACTCGTGCATTCTGGGATCCAGATAAAGAGGGTGGCGTAGGCGGAGAATTTACTCAGGACGTAAACACTGAGTCGGTTTTAACTGTTGATGTCAATATATCAGTCTCTGCATTTCCAGAAAATACCATACCTGTTTGTAAAGTTAAAGTTGGCGCTAATTTCATAGAATCAATCGAAGATTGCAGAGATATGATGTTTAGACTTGGCAGCGGAGGCCTGTCTCCTAATCCTTTGTCTAAATATAGCTTCAGAGAGCAGCCACTTTCTTCGTTCGCGAGATCTGAGCCAAATACACTGATGGACTCAAGGATATCTCCTAACTCTTTTAGAGGCGGCGATAAAAACATCAACTCATTAAAAGAATGGATGGATGTGGTTATGACCAGGCTTCTAGAGCTTGGCGGCTCTACTTACTGGTATGAAGATACTTCTACATTTAGTCTAATAAATATTTTTAAAGACGCTCTAGCGACATCTATAAAATCAAAAGGCACTTGGGAAAACTCAGATGTAGTACCAGGCCAGCTAACATGGACTGAAGATTTAGTGATGCAGTCTATGACCGATAAAAGAGAAGTCATAGTTCGCGGTCAGAGCTATCAGACAGGCGAAGGCGTAAGAGTTCTAGGCGATGGTCAGGTGATGTTTATTGTGCAAGAGCGCAATAAGCCAATAAATAGCGGATCTGTGCCCGTTGAGTGGTTTAATTCATTAAACTTCATAGAGGGTCAATCTGGCTCATTTGAGAATTTAACCAAAGGTGACTGGATAAAGAAGGCCGGAGATCCAGACGGAAAATACTTAAGAGTAGAAGAATTTTATGACGCAGCACCGCCTACCGCAGGCAGCCCAATTACTGCAGAATTAGCAGTATGTGTTAAGTTAAGTGAAGCATACTATGGGCTAACTGAGTTATCTCAGGCTGTATATACTAAGGGTGCATACGTTTCATCAGATGTGCTTGTCACAGATCGCGATGATCCAGTGCTTGCAGAGGCAGGTGGAAATTTATGTTGGCTAGCCACAAGATCCGACAGAGTCTTAAACATATCTGGTATTTCAGTAACGCAGCTGTTAATAAACATTACTGAGCACGATGGCGAAAAAGCAAAATGTAACGTGCCTTCTGGAACTCACGGCTTGTCAGATAAGCAGCGCATCTATATATCAGGCACCAATAACTTTGATGGAGAATATCAGGTTGAGGTTGAGTCCAGCACAATATTTTACATAAATAAATCTGGCAGCTTATTGGCAGATGAGGTTAATAAGAATCTTTATTACGCAGTAGCTACAACAAGTTCAAACTCTACAGATAATGGTTTTTTGCTAGAATCTGCTAATCATGGGTTTGATGTAGATAATACAGTAATAATAAGTAACAGCAGTGCATTCAACGGAACATACAGCGTATTTCCAAAAGACAGCACGACTTTCACATTTGCGTTTAATGGTTTGGCCACAGAGATATCTCAGCCTAAAGCAACGTCGATTGAGATATATGTCAGAACAGATCTTGGACCAACTAAGATTGAACAAGGCGAAAGTAAAGAAATAGGCAAGGTAGACTCGCAGAACATAATGTCGTTTATCGGCATGGATAATTCTGCGATGATGAAGCCGGTATATTCAATTGATAATAGCTATAATGCGCTAGATGGTTTTGCAAACTATAATTCTAGTTCTGCCGACAATCTAACACAGAGAGTTAGTAAGCTTACTGCTATGATGGCAGACAAGGCTCAAGACAAGACTATAACATATGAGTTACAAAATGTATATGCTATAGTTAAGAGCGAGAATCTTGGCTATATAGACGTTGCTGTGCTAGCAAAAACAGGCNCTATTCCTAAGCTAATATTTAAGCAGCCATCTACTCAGCANAGCGTTGAGATAACGCTAACTGGAACCCTGAGTCTAGGGGCAAATCAGGTTGCCTATGTAAGCCTAAACAGAAACAACAGCACCAGCATAAATGGCCTAGGTTCACTGATAGTTGTTGATATAAATAAGCTNCCAGTAGACGAGAATGTTTTTGTATTTGCACTTAGAGGCGCAACTGATACTGTAGTTATCTGGGATAAAACTCCAGTTAGAGAGTACAGCGATGTTATAGAAGATCTAGCGTCTCAAACAATAACAATAAGCTTTTCCGCTGCGTCATCCATCACAAGCGGTCAATATTTTACATTAAATTCCTATCTAGATTTAACTAAATACTATGTTTGGTTCAACAAAGACGGGACCGGCACAAATCCATTTGTTATAGATAGAATAGGGATTGAGGTTCCTATAGCAACGGGCGACGGCCCAATAATCGTTGCAGCAAATACTGCAGCCGCAATAAGTGTAGCCGCATCTGATTTTTTTACAGCATCTGATAATCTTAATGGCACTGCTACGATAGAAAATACTACCGCGGGATTCTGCACTCCTGCTGCAAACTTTAATGTTGGTGGCACATTCTCGATAGTAACAAATACCACAGGTAGCGGGTCGTCTTTACACTATATTTCAGATGGTGATTTGTTAGAAGCAGCCATAAAGAAACTAGACGAAAAGATATTTGCAATAGCGCAGACTATTCCAGAGGAAGCATACGAAGAAGTTCTACAGCTATCTTTGCAGGTAGCTGCTAATTCATTATTAATGCTGCCGTTAGATTCTAAAAACAATAACAAAGTAAAAAGTTATGTAGTTGGAGAGGGTCAACTTGAAATATTTTTAAACGGGCAATATCTAACACTAGGTGTAGATTGGCAAGAGGTTGGACTTGCTGGAGATAGTTCTAAGTATATTGAAATATCTCAGGTACTCGTGCCCGGAGATACTTTAATTTTTAGAATAGATAATAGGAGCGTCGGCGGTAGCGGCAGTAGCTCTTCTGGTGGCGGCGGTGAAACAAACACTGCATCAAATGTTGGTGGCGGCAGCGGCGTATTTAAAAATAAAACTGGGGTTAATTTAAACTTTAGATCGCTTTTGGCAGGGCCAGGAGTTTCAATATCACAGGGCGTAAACACCTTAACTATAAGCTCTACACCTACCGCTGCGCTATTGAATGTAGTTACAGTAACCGGATCTAACTATAATGTTCTACCTTCTAATGATGTAATATTGGTTTATAATTCAGGCTTCAATGTTAACATTACACTGCCATCTGCTGNACTAAACACTGGAAAAAGATTTGATATCAAGAAAGTAGATGACGGAAACGTAGTAAGAATAAAGGGACAGTCTGGCCAAACAATAGATGGCGTAGATATATTTAGCGGATCCTGGGATATACTAGTGCAATATGAGTGCATTACGGTTGTAAGTGACGGCGCAAATTGGTTCATAATATAAAGAGGACACATGACCTACAGACCATACAGTTCTATAATAGGTGCAATTGATTCTTTCAGCATAAAGAGTAACCTGCTGAATAGCTCAGGCCTAACGATACAGCGGCATTCGCCAGTTAGAATTGGAACCAGTGGCGACATGTCTGTTATTGATGTTTCAGTGGACTCTCATGCACTTGGCGTTGTAGGTATCGCTAGTGATATTATAAATAGCGGAACATATGGTAACGTGGTTACCCATGGCAAAATACAAAACATAACCTCTTTTAATCTAGGTGATTTTATTTACGTATCTAAAAGTGGCGGTCTTACAAACATATTGCCTAGCTATGGCGTTGGTGGCTTCACTGATGGAGACTGGGTTATAAGGGTCGGCGTTATTGGCAAAAATGAAGAAGATCCATTACTCATGGATCTTTTTATAAACTTTCAAATAGTTGGTAAGCTATGAACAAGCTAGACATTGAGAAACTAAGCCAAGAAGAGCTAGACAAGCTGCAGGAGACTATATCGGCAAAGCTGTCTGCGATCCTAAACAAGGCAGACAAAGATGCCAATCGGCTACTAGGTAAATATGGTTTAAAGGCTCAGATGATATTTGAGTTAAGCAAGCGAGAAAACAATGGTTGAAGTAAGCAACATATCTAGGCTAATAGATGGCGCGACAAGAAATATAAGCCTATCTACTAATACTATTGTCGTCGACAATATAAAGATAAGACTAGGAAGCCTGAACAGCGTTACTTTTTCTGGCTTTTTAACTGGCGATAGAACTATAGCCTGTCCAGATGAAGATCTCGATCTAGGTAACTTGATTTCGCTAAATGCCCTAACTGGCGTAGCAGAAGGTTCAACAAACCTTGGCACGTTTACCGGATCAATAATATCAGATAACCGGACAATAAAAGTGGCCTTACAAGAGCTAGAGACCTTTATAGAAGACAACTCTGCTAGCAATGTGTTTTCAGATTCTAGCTTTAGAATCCTAGACAACGAGGACATAAG